TCGTGAAGAAGCTATTAAATTAGGTTTAGTAGATTCTAAGATCATTTCTGAACCAGAAATACCGATCGGCGAGGTGAAACCCGCCGAAGCACAGTGACTTACTTGATGTAACTGTGCTAGGTGACACCAAAGACCACAAGGAGAAGTTATGCTACGTAGAAAACCTGTAAATAAGAGAATGTCAGCAAGAAGCTTTAAACGTAATGTAAAGCGTACTAAAGCCCCAAATATGCGTTTGAATCCTATGCGTGGCGGTTGGAGGTTGTAATTGCCATGCTATCATCCAATAGCGGCATATCAGACAGTAGATGGTCAGGTTGTTTTTAGCGAAAGGCGGTATTTCGACATTAGTCGATCGTTATCATTGCCTTGCGGTCAATGTGTTGGGTGTCGTTTAGAGCGTAGCCGTCAATGGGCTATGCGATGTTTGCATGAAGCAAAGCTTCATGAAAAGAATTGTTTTATCACGTTAACGTATAACGATGAGCATTTGCCTCGAGATAGGTCGTTAGATTATCGTGATTTTCAACTTTTTATGAAAAAGTTTAGGAAGAAATTTGGTGCTAACATTAGATTTTACATGTGCGGAGAGTATGGTGAATTGTTTGACAGACCTCACTTCCATGCCTGCATTTTCGGATTTGATTTTTCAGATAGAAAGTACTTCAAAACCACGGGCAGTGGTAGTAAGCTTTATAGATCCGAAGAACTTGAAAAGTTATGGAAGTATGGCTATTCGTCTGTTGGAGACGTGAATTTTGAATCTGCTGCGTATGTAGCTAGATATATTATGAAAAAGGTTACTGGTCAAGGTAAGCATGATATGCACTATAAGTTTACCGAATTAGAGACTGGTGAGATTTTAGAGAAAAAGCCCGAGTTTAATAAGATGTCATTAAAACCGGGAATTGGTTATGAATGGTTTAAGAGATATCGTAGTGATGTTTATCCTCATGACTATGTTGTTATTAATGGAAAAAAAGTTAGACCTCCTAAGTATTATGACTTGAAGTATGCTAAAGAATCCCCATTTGAATGGGAAGAAGTTCAGCAAAAGCGTATTGATTTAGGTAAAGCGAACTTCGAAGATAATACCGATGCCAGGTTAGTTGTTAAAGAGCAAATAACTAAGGCTCGGTTGAAGTTATTAAAACGTGAGTTAGTTTAGGAGATTGTTATGATGTCATTTGTATGTAGTGTTTATGATCGTGCAGCGGAAGCGTATGGTCGGCCTATGTTTGTAGCTAGTACTGGTGTAGCAGTTCGTGGATTTACAGATGAAGTAAATCGTGATGATAAAGACAATCAAATGTTTCATCATCCAGATGATTTTGATTTGTATGATTTAGGTATGTTTGATGATATTACTGGTACGTTTCAATTAAGGGATAACCCTAATGTATTAATACGTGCTAAAGATGTAAAAATTAAGTAATTCTTAAGGAGATAGTATGTTTCGTAATCGCTCGGTAGATGTCCATCAGTTTGCAATGATTCCTAAAGCGGATATTCCCCGCAGTAAGTTCAAAGCACAAAAGACACATAAGACTACTTTTGATGCAGGCTATTTGATTCCTGTGTATGTGGACGAGGTACTACCCGGCGATACGTTCAATTTAAAGATGACGGCATTTGCCCGTTTAGCTACACCGTTATATCCAATCATGGATAACATGCATTTGGATAGTTTTTTCTTTTTTGTTCCCAATCGTTTAGTTTGGAGTAACTGGCAGAAGTTTATGGGTGAACAAGAAGATCCGGGTGATTCTACTTCTTATACTGTTCCTCAGATTGTTAGTCCTGCTAACGGGTTCCCTACTGGTGGTTTATATGATTACATGGGTTTACCTACTGTTGGACAAGTAGGGACAGGTAATACTGTAAGTGTTTGTGCGTTTTGGCCTCGTGCATACGCATTGATTTATAATGAGTGGTTTAGAGACCAGAATATGCAGAATTCTGTGACCGTACATAAAGGTGACGGTCCAGATACATATACCGATTATGTATTGTTAAGACGTGGTAAACGTCATGATTATTTTACTAGTGCTTTGCCATGGCCACAGAAAGGTGCATCTGTAACATTGCCTTTAGGATCTATTGCGCCAGTTTTAACTTATACCAATTCAACTGGATCTACAAAGCAACCAAATGCTACTGCCGCACCTGTAACGTCTAATGCATCTTCTCAGGCGTTTATTAATGCTGGAGCAGGATCTTTTTTATTTACTGATTTGTCAGCTGCAACTGCAGCAACGATTAACCAATTGCGTCAATCGTTTCAAATTCAAAAATTACTTGAAAGGGATGCACGTGGAGGTACACGTTATACTGAAATTATTCGCGCTCATTTTGGAGTTGTTAGTCCAGACGCTCGTTTGCAGCGTCCTGAATATCTTGGTGGCGGTTCCACTTCTATTAATATCAATCCTATTGCCCAGACAAGTGCGACCAATCTTTCTGGAGGTTCTACAGTTTTGGGCAATCTTGCGGCTATGGGCACGGCACTCGCAAGTGGTCATGGCTTTACGCAAAGCTTTGTAGAGCATGGCGTTATTATTGGTTTAGTGTCGGTTCGCGCTGATTTAACATATCAGCAAGGCCTTTCACGTATGTGGTCAAGGTCTACACGTTATGATTTTTATTTTCCAGCATTTGCTACGCTTGGTGAACAAGCGATTCTTAATAAAGAGATTTATGCTAGAGGTACTTCAGCAGATAATGATGTTTTTGGTTATCAAGAACGATGGGCTGAATACCGTTACAAACCCTCAATGATTACTGGTTTGTTTAGATCAACTACTAGTGGTACATTAGATGCTTGGCATTTGGCTCAGAAGTTTACGTCATTGCCAACTTTGAATGATACGTTTATTAAAGATATACCACCGGTTGATCGTGTTGTTGCCGTTGGTGCTGCTGCAAACGGACAACAGTTTTTATTTGATTCATTTTTTGATATTACTATGGCTCGTCCAATGCCAATGTACAGTGTTCCTGGTTTAATAGATCATTTCTAATATGTGGGGGTCAATTGTTCCTGCCGTTATAAGTGCTGCCGGTAATTTATTTGGCGGTCAGCAACAAAGCCAAACTAATGTAGGTTTGGCTGAAAGGCAAATGGCATTTCAAGAAGATATGTCTAATACTGCTTATCAAAGAGCAGTAAAGGATATGACTGCTGCCGGTATTAATCCTATGTTGGCAGCTAAGTTAGGCGGTGCATCAACTCCCACAGGTGCTCAGACTACTGTAGAGAATGTGTTAGGTCGTGCGGTTAGCAGCGGTGCAGATGCTTACCAAAAAGGTCAACAAGTTAGTAATTTACGTTTACAACAAGAGAATTTGAAATCTCAAAATTTGTTAACTCAAGCAGATGTTGTAAAGCGTAATGAAGAGACTCAATTAATTAAAGCTCAGACTGCGTTAGCTATTGAATCCAGTGGTTTGCCTACTGCTCAGAAGAATCAGTTATTACAGTTAACAGGTTTACAAGCTGCTCAGACAGCAACAGAGGGTGAAAGACCCAATTTGGTTAAAGCTCAGACAATGTTAGCCAAGAAACAAGCTGATAAAATATTAGCTGAAATCCCTTATATTGCAGGCCTATTACGGCATACAGAGCAACAGACACGCACGTCAAGTGCTCATGAAGGTTATATCGCTAGTCAATCATTGCATTCAGCAGCAACATTACCCGAATCAGTGAATCGTGGTAGATATGCTCAAATGACTGGTATGTTAGATCCTGCGGTTAAAACAGCAGGAGGTATATTAAATTCAGCTGCGTCTATAGGTTTAAGAGTACCAACTAAGCGTACTACTGTTGGTAGTTATGGTGGTACACCAACGTTTCAACAATCAACTTATGGTTATTAAATGAAAGAACGTAAAGTGCCATTTTTAAGGACTCCATATAATTATGATGGAGATAAAGTATCTGATGAGACTGGGCTTTCATGCCCCGAGCCTACTTTGGCTCAACAGAACTTTAAGGACGAATGTGATATTAACTATATCGTTCGTCAATTTGGATTAACCGGGGAATTACCCGGTAAGCCTTTAAGTCCCCAATATGGGGATTTTACAGGGGTTTTGGACTATCATTCGGCAGTTAATGCCGTATTGGCAGCCCAAGACGATTTTATGGAGCTGCCAGCCCAATTGCGGAGTCGTTTTAATAACGACCCCGCAGAATTAATCGATTTCCTTAGTAATGAGGAAAATCGTGAAGAAG